GACTACCCGGTGCGACACGCCCGGTGGAACCAGCTCCCCCCGCCGGATTCGGCCCGGTGGGTCAGTGATCGGCTCGGCCGCCGGGTGCAGGTGTCCGAACCCTGGTTCGAGTGGATGATCATGGCGGGCCGCGGGTGGGGCAAGACCCGCACCGGGGCCGAGTTCGTCAAGTGGCGCAACGAACACATCGGGGCCGGGCACCGCATCGCGCTGATCGGGCGCACCGTGCCGGACGTGCGCGACACCATGATCGAGGGTGAGTCCGGGCTGATGCGCTGCTACCGGCGCAGCGAGCGCCCCAACTACCTGCCCAGCAAACGGAAGATCGAGTTTGACAACGGCGGTGTCGCGTTCTGCTACTCGTCCGAGGAACCCGACCAACTACGCGGCCCGCAGCACCACACCGGGTGGGTCGATGAGTTGGCCACGTTCTACGCGCTCGGCGAGGTGATCAGTAACTACCGGCTGGGCATGCGGCTGGGCAACCACCCCCGCTGCGTGATCACCACGACCCCGCAGCCACACCCGGAACTGCGCAAGATCCTGACCGACCCCAAGACGGTGGTGACCACCGGATCCACCTACGACAACCTCGCCAACCTGGCCCCGGTGTTCCTGGACAACGTGTTACGCAAGTACGAGGGCACCGCGCTGGCCGATCAGGAGCTGTTGGGTCGCTACCTGGACGAGGCCGAGGGCGCGCTGTGGTCGCGCAAGTTGATCGAGCGCCAGCGCGCGGACCCGGTGTTGGTCGGTCCGTACGTGGCCGAGATGGAGATCGCGGTGGCCATCGACCCGGCCGGGCGGGACAAGCCGGAAGCGAGCGAGACCGGGATCGTGGTGGCCGGGCGCCTGGACGACGAGGGGTTCGTCCTGGACGATCTGTCCGGCCATCACACCCCGGCGGCGTGGGCGCGCATCGCCATCGGCGCGGCCCTGAAGTGGAACGCCGGGTACATCGTGGCCGAGCAAAACAACGGCTGGGACATGGTCAAAAACACCCTCGATATGGTGCTGGCGGACATGCGCCGCAACGGGGAACCGGTGCCGCGCGGCCTGCGGATCCGGCCGGTGACCGCGTCCAAGGGCAAGCGCACCCGGGCCGAGCCCATCGCCACGCTGAGCGAACGCGGCCTGTGGTGGCTGGCCGGGATGTTCGTGGAGCTGGAGGACCAGCTCGCGACGTGGGATCCGTCCAAGCCGTCCCCGGACCGCCTGGACGCCATGGTGTGGGTGGCCGCCCACCTGTTCCTGCGCCGACGCGGAAGGGCGGATGTCGCATGATCCTGATCTTTGCTCCCAACTACTCGTGGGCCAGGATGTGGGCCGAAGATCACGAACTGACGCCCCGGGAGTGGTTGTGGGTCACCGGAGTGCCTGACGTGATGGGCTACTCGCGTCCTGCCCGGTTCGTGTTGGTCGACGATGACATGGTGATCACCGATGCGCAGTTTGCCGCGCTGGCCTACCTGCGAGCGACGGACGCCATGGTCTGACCCGGACCGTCCGGCCTATCGCCGCGTGTAAACGCCGGGGTAGGATCTCGCCCCGTGGCGGCTACGTGGCGTGCCTGGCTAGGTGGCCTCGTTTCCGACCTCGCCGACACCGCGCTCAACACCCTGGCCGGAACCCGCGCGCTCCCCTCCGGTGACGGGTTCGCGGTCGGGGTCCCCTCCCACGTCGGGCCCGACGGGCTGCACGTCACCATGGGACTCGACGGGCTGTATCAGTGGTACGGCCAATACGGGGTGGGTTGGCGCAACTCCGCGGTCGCCTACCGGTGCATTGTGGCCATCGCCAGCAACGCCGCGACCTGTCCGTTGCACGTGCTCGACCAGGAATCGGGCGAGGATGTCCCGGATCGCGTGGCCGACCTGTGGAACCATGCCCCGAACGATTACATGAGCGCGCGCATGCTGCGCGAGATCACCTGGCTGCGGCTGGAAACCCAAGGCCAGGCGTTCGTGCTGATGGACCGCGGCGGCACCGGTCAGGGCGAGGTGGCCGGGCTGCACGTGCTCGACTCGTCCTGGGGGGTCCAGCCCATCGTCGACAACACCCGCGAAGACGGGCTGTCGGTGCTGATCGGGTTCCGGGTCAACTCGGTCAACGGCCGGTCCGGGGTGGCGCTCCCGGAAGAGATGCTGTGGCTGCGCTACCCGGACCCGGATGACATCTGGTCGTGCCTGTCCCCGCTGGACGCGGCCCGCTATGCCCTGGAGTTGGACGACTACGCGCGCCGGTACCAGACCTCATCGCTGGCCCGTGGTGGCGCCCCGGGCGGGGTGGTCTACCTGGGCGACGTGGACGAGGACACGCACCGCAAGATCAAACACGACTTGCAGGCCCGGCATGAGCGACCCGAGGACGCCGGGCGCCACCTGGTGCTGTCCGGGCCGAACGCGGCCAAGTACGAACGGATCACGCTCACCGCCGAAGAGGTGGCCTACCTGGACACCCGGGTCAAGTCGGCCGAAGAGGTCATGTTGGCCTACGGGGTGCCGCGCGACTACCTGATGGGTGGTACCACCTACGAGAACCGGGACGCCGCGCGCACCACCCTGTGGTCGGACACCATCGTGCCGAAGCTCCAGATCGTGGCGTCCGAAGTGGACCTGTCCACGCAGCCGGATCCGCGGTTCATGGCCGAGTTCGACGTCTCCGAGGTGGAGGCGTTGCAGGAATCCAACGATGCGCAGGTGGCCCGGCTGGTCGATCTGGTGGATCACGACCTGATGACGGTGGACGAGGCGCGCGAGGAGATCGGCCAGGAACCGCTCCCGGACGGTATCGGCACCGTGACGCTGACCGTGTACCGGGCGCGGGCCACCTCGATCGGCAGTCACCAACTCCCGGACATCCATGGCGACAACCCGTTCGGGGCCAACCCGGGCAACCCCGATAACCCGTTCCAACCCACCGACGACCCGGCTCCGGACTCGCCGGATGATGCCCCGCCCCCCGACGACGAGGCGGCCCGTGCAAACGGTCACCGCAACGGGCGGCCGGTGCCACTACCCGCAGGGAGAGGATCATGACTGAGGACCCGCGCTCGACCCACCGTCGCCAGCTCCTGCACACCGCGGTGGGCAACGTCGTAGCCCCGCCCGACGGCGTGATCGACGGGGTAGCGATCCAACTCCGCGGCGGCCCCTGCGACGGGCGCACCGGCGAGTTCATCGGCGCCTACCCGCAGAAACTGGAGATCAACCTGGGCACGTTCGGGATCTGGACCTACCTCAAGACGGCCGAATTCCTGGACGTCGAGGACTTCCGGCCCGGCACCCTGGAGAAGCGGGTTCGCTCCGGTCGGGTCTACGCATGGAACGAGAGGGACCCCGATGGTAACCCGATCTGATCATGTAGCAGCGCCGCAGGCCACCACGCACCGCACGGTCCATCTGGCTGATCTGGATCTTCGCGATGATGTGCCGGACAACGAACCGCACTTCCGCGGGTGGGCGTGTCGAACCGAGGTGCGCGACGCCTACGGGACCACGTTCGCCGCGGGTGCGTGGGCCGCGGGTGGGCTCGACTCCCAGCCGTACGCGCTGTGCTGGATGCACGACCCGTGGGTGCCCGTCGGTGCGTTCACCGCGGCCGATCGGTCCGACGGGCTGTGGATCGAGGGCCGCTGGGACCAGACCCGCGACGGCCGCGACGCCCGGACCAAGGCGCGTACGTCGGCCCCCGGGCTGTCCGTCGGGTTCCGGTCGGTGATCTTCGACGAGGAGGACCCGGAACGGATCATCGCCGCGCAGTTGGTCGAGGTCTCCCAGATCACCGCGCGGATGGCCGCCGTGCCCGGCTCCGAGTTCCAAGACGCGCGCAGCAACAGTCGAGAGGATCAACTGAGCCCCGGCGGGCTCCCTGTCGCTCGCCGGTCCCTACTGGTGGCCCGCGCACGCCTGCGCACCACACAGTTGATCACATGAGGAAGGGAAGGATCATGCTCCCCGACACCGGGTTCACTCCCGAGCAGATCGCGCAGGCGCGGGCCCGTGCGTTCGGCGCCGAGCACATCCGCGACCGCACCGGCACCGCAGACGCGGTCGACTACACCCAGTTCACCGACGCCGAGCTACGCGCGGCCCGGGACGAGGCGCTGACCGCGCTCGACACCGACGACGCCGGGGAGGACCAGGCCCGCGCGGCCGACGAGATCGCCGCGGAGATCGAGCGCCGCAACGCCATCACCACGGCCACCAACGAACGGCGCCGACGCCTGGCCGGTGTCGAGGTCACCGAACGGTGGCGCCCCGATGCCGGTAGCGGCAACGGCCGCCCGGACCCCGGACCCCGGGAACGTGGTCAACGCGGCCCCGGTGACGATGGGCCGCCCCGCGGCGGCGACGGTGCCAGCCTGGTCCCGGACAACTGGCGGACGCTGGCGGCCGAGGGCGGGGCGGCCTACATGGAACGCGGGGCGCACGGCACCGCGGAGATCCTGAGCCTGCCCCGGGCCACCGACCTGCGCACGCTGGTCACCACGGCCACGTTCCCGTCCCAGGCCCAGCGGGTCCCCGGGATCCTGTACCCGCCCCCGCCGCAACTGCGCGTCGCCGATCTCCTGGATCAGCAGACCGCCACCTCCAGCGTGATCGAGTGGGTGATCGAGACCGCATCGCCGGTCAGCGCCAACACCGCGGTCGAAGTGGCCGAGGGTCTGGCCAAGCCTGAGGGCGCGTTCACGTTCACCGTGGCGTCCAAGGCGCTGGCCACGATCGCCGTGTGGGTGCCCATCACCCGCCAGGCGGCCGAGGACGAGTCCCAACTCACCGGCTACATCCAAGGTCGACTGAGCTACGCGTGCGAGAAGCGCCTAGACGCTCAGCTCCTCAACGGTGACGGGGTCGCCCCCAACATCCGCGGCATCCTCAACACCACCGGGGTGCAGACCCAGGCGATCGGTACCGACGGCATGCTGGTGGCCATCCGCAAGATGATCACCAAGGTGCAGATCGCCGGATACGACGCGTCCGGCTGTGTGCTCAACCCGGTGGACTGGGAAGGCGTGGAACTGGCCAAGGACTCCACCGGAAACTGGATCTTCACCAACGACCCGACCAGCCTCATGGGTCCGCGGGTGTGGGGTCTGCCGGTGGTGCCGACGGTGGCCATCGCGGCCGGGACGGCGCTGGTCGGCGCGTTCCGCGAGGCGGCCACCCTGTGGCGCAAGGCCGGGGTCCGGATCCTCATGTCCGACTCGCACGTGGACAACTTCACCAAGAACATCTTGGTGATCCTGGCCGAGATGCGGGCCCAGCTCGCGGTGTACGCACCGCCCGCGTTCGTCAAGTCGGTCCCGTAGCCCGTGCCCCGCAGCACCACGTATCGGCGGGGTGGGCGCAGCTCCCATCGGAGGATCCCCATGGACAGGCCGGGCGAGTTCTGCTCCTGCTGTCTGGCTCCGATCCCACCCCGCCGCTACGCCGGGCCAGAGGATGTGCAACCCAGGCCGGACCGTGTAAACAGTCCCCAAGCCGTGGAGGGAGGCGACGATGACGACGCCCGACCCGGACACCCCGATCGGCTACGCCACCATCACCCAGGCGCGCGCTGCTGGTGCTCAGGGCACCGACACGGAGATAGCGGCGGCGCTGGACAGCGCTCGGGTGACCATTGACCGCTACTGTCGTGATCATTTCAAGCCGGACCCGCTCGGGTTCGTGGTGCCGGTGGACGAGTGGGGTCAGGGCTGGCTCCCCGTCATCGCCTACAGCGTGGACACCGGGGACCTCGCCCCGGACGGCCGGACCTGGATCGCGGACGGGTGGCCGCCATTCCCGGCCGGTATCGATTTCTACGTCAGCGGCGACTTCGGTTGGCGCACGACTCCCGCCCCCGTGGTCGACGCGGCGGCCCGACTGGCCGCGCTCTACTCCCCCGGCGTTTACACGGCGCAGGCCGATGCCGAGGGCAACCCCACCGGCATACCACCTGCTCCCACCGCACAAGATCAGTCCGACCCGGGTCCACCCCAGCAACGCCAGGGCTCCCCGGCCGATCAGCGCACGACCGGGGATCCGGTGGTGGATGCCTGGCTAGAGCCGTACAAGTCCAACCGTGTGTTGATCTAGGAGAGTCATGGCCACCAGTAAGAGCACGAGCGAGTCCAGCACGAGCACCCCCGCGAGCACGAGTGAGAGCAGTTCGGAGAGCAAG